ATGTCATCTCAGTTTTACTCCCTAGCGTTTGGACACGCTCGGTAAAAGGATCAGCATCACGTCTACGACAGCATGATAGCGCATTTTGCTTCTCCCGTCAAGCAGCAAATTCGGCCGTCTAATGGTACAAGACACCGAGAACGGCCTCGCTAATGGTTAAACTGCGAGACAGGTCAATAGAGTATCAGCACGATAAGTTTTCTTGTGCGCGCAACTAATGCATATTATTATGCGTTTGCGCATGTGAGCACAAGGAGCTTAACCACAATGCGGTCACGTAACACACAACAGAAAGAGAACATTGAACAACATGAAGAACTAAGCAGCACTGAACAACCAGAAGCTGAGACTCAACCACAAGAAACGATCACTATCGAACAACCAATGATAGAGAAACCACAAGAACAACCAGAAACAATCATCATCGATCAGCAGCTAGACGTGACACCAGAACCATCTCCAACAGACCCAGAACTAGAAGGCCTGACTGCTGCTGAAGTTAAAGCTAAAATCAAGCTCATGAATGAGCAGTATCAGGCTATGGCTGAGAAAGAGCGCAAGGAAAAGAAGCTCAACCCACGTGGTCGTGGTGTTATGATTGCTGTGAAGACAGCAGTCTATCACAACCCACAACTTATGGGTGATGATCTTCTCGACTATCTAAGAGCCAACGGTGTGCAGACCACAATCGGCACCATCGTTACTATGCGCTCCGACTTCTTGAACTCGATGCGAGTCCTAAAAGACTTAGGTGCATTGACAGCAGAAGCAGCCGCTAAGGTATGAAACAAAGGGAGATAGGGAGGCTAATAACCTCCCTATGTGGTGTCCCACAATGTCTGATGAACTCGAAGAACTCCGTAAACTCGTAGCACACTTCATGGTTGAGTATCAGGATGAAGTTAGCCTATCCATTCTCAAAGAACAACAAGACTCCCTGATCAATGCCTTATTGAGAGCAGATAGACTGATAACTTGGATGTCACAGTCTATCTACATAGCCAATATGGTTCCTGGCAGTTACACTGATTGCTACAAAGACCTCAACGATCACAACGTCTTTATGGATATCATCAAACCGAAGGGAAATGGTACATGACCATTAGATACATTATAGGTGATGCCACACTACCTATACACCGTCCAGCACTAATTATCCATATTGTCAATGATGAGGGTCATTGGGGTGCCGGCTTTGTGGTTAATCTATCCAAGAAGTATCCAAAAGCCGAAAATGCCTATAGACATATACCTATAGACCACCTCAAACTCGGCTCAACCCTATTCGTACCCGTTGACCGTGGTGTAGTTGTAGCCAATATGATCGCACAGCATACCATTAAGGTAGTAGATGGCAAACCACCTATCCGTTATGAGGCCATAGCCAATTGTCTAAAGTCTATTGACCAAAGACTCGACCAACAGTTTATACGTTACACTATACATGCTCCACGGTTTGGCACCGGGTTGGCTGGTGGCAAATGGGATATGATCGAACCGTTGATCAATCATTACCTACAACATCAAGAGGTATACATATATGACCTTAATCGTGACCCTAATACCCAGTACACAGATATAAACAAGTTAGACAGACGGACAGGATGAAGAATTGGCTAAAGTTTGAACACGGACATTGGTTATCCATCAATGCCCAACCACAAGAATGGCAGAACGAAGGCATAGTTTACATTGACCCTAATGCCATTACCCATGTAGCTACACAAAGAAATATACATGGTGGTTGTGTGATCTTTGTCAATTCAGACAAAAACCACATCGTCACCAACCTATCAATCGATGAGGTTATTAGCAGAATACAGTCAGCACTGTAATAAAGGAAACCCACATGTTGGCACATTAACCTGGATGTCAGAAACAGACTGATCAGTAATACACCAAAACCACAACCGGAGTTCAAACAGATGGAACCACAACAACAGTTCCTAATCGATTTTGGTACAGCACAGTGCACAGATGATAGCCTAATGTGCGCTAATCACGGACCCACAAAGGCAAGCTTTAGCGCTGAAAGTACAAGACAGACAGATCATCTATTGCATGTCAGTGCATTATTGACCTAATAACCAAAAGAGTGGCATTACCTATAAACTGTTTAATACATGAACTACCAGAAGCAAAAGACCTAGCTAACAAACATCGATTACCGAAGCGAGACAAGGGTATATACCCTGAATGGTAGCAACACGACACAACCATAAGCTCTATAGAGCAAATGGTTACCCACTAACCACAAGAAATCATAAACTAACCCTATCGTATGAAAATGAGAAAAGCCCGGACCAACCAAATCCCCGGCTTTCTCTATGGCTAAAAATAAAGGATAACACTCATAGCCAATAATGTTCCCTGGAGAAGAGATAAAGAATCTAAAGCCACAAGAAATGATAACCGAGATAGACCATACGCGACCAAGGGAATAACACAGACCATGAAGAATGATAACTGAGAGATAAGCCATAAGCCACGTATTCCCGTCCATAGCCACGTCTCTGACATGGCTTAGATGTTTATGGTTCGCTAACGCTCACCCTAAAAGCCATCTAAGCCATCCACGTAAACACGCTTTAGAACGCCGTACACAGCCATGAGAGACCGGGCTGGTGTCCCTGGTGCTGCGACCACGTTCCCCTAGCTCCACGGTCAAAAAAACGGCGCTAGCGTTGATGTTTTGTATTGGGTCTAGATTGGTTGTTGGTGGGATCATGGTGGGGTGTACACGTTGAATTAGCTGTTATGGCGAATGAGACGTGATTAGCTGGGAATGGGTTGTTTTTGAATTAACTGCTATGGTGCTCAGTAGTGAGAAACCGGGATTTTGGTCGGCCCTCGGGTCCATCTGAGCCTTAATGAGGATTATTGAGGCGACCATTTATAAGCCTCAATTGTATTGGCGACCATGGGTTATTGCTGACCTAAGACAGTAGTGGCTACTATTGGCGACCACGTTGTTCCCGACCCGTCACGATTCAACTATGTAGTTTTCCTGCTAGGCGGTGAGTGCCCGAATTTGTACACCGTGAGTAGAATTATGAGGGATTTACCCATTCCTGATAGAGCGTCAGGAACTCTTGATCCAGCTTATCTGTGTTCTCTTGGTTAATGATTGCAGCTTGGATGTGGACTAGCTGACGTGTTAGGTCTAATAGGTTAACCTTCCCCCTGCTTTGGAATCTGTTTACAGCAGCTAGGACAAGTCCGGTTACGGTTGTTCCTTCCTCTATTGCTTTGATTTGTATAGCATCGTATATCTCGTCAGTTACACGTAGGTTAATCTGTCTAGACATTTGTATATCTCCCACTAGTTCATCATGTTAGACTAGTTAGTCTAACACATGTTATATGTGATAGCAATACTAGCGACCATTGAGGCGACCACGACCTATCCCGACCATGTTAGCAAGAGCTACAAACGTTACAGGTTGCTGCTACTATGTATAACAACGAGTGTTACCATAAGTGATACTCCCTCAGTCATATAGGTGACGCCAGTCTGTATTACGTTGTATTAGAGGATGTTATACATTCAGTCACAACGTCATGTTCTCTTGTAAGGCTAGGAATAGCACGCAAACGGTAGTGACTAAAGGATGTGCGCGAAATGCGCATTAGCTATGCGCATAAAGCGTGTCTAGCATTAAATGCATATGCTATTTTGCATGCACTGCGATTTTGCAGTGTTAGCTTGAGTGATTGCTATGTCTGATCTGAACACGAACACGACCGTTTCCGAGACTGCTGCCGTTCCCGGCACCGAGACTGCTGCGCCGCAGAAAGCGCCACGCAAGCCGCGCAATCTGACGAACACGAAGCAGAGCAACGCCGCGAAGAAAGCGTTCACCATGGATGACAAGAAAGCGGTAGCAGCAGAACGTGCAGCAGCCAAGGCGAAGATGGATGCGATCAAAGCTGAACTTGCTGCGATTGACGACAAGGCAAAAGTGATCAATGCGCAAGTCGGCACGCGGCGCAGTGCTGACGGCGTGTACGCCACGGCTAAGCTCATGATGTTCAAGTCTGAGTGCAAAACGAACGGTAAGGCACTCGTGGCTGCTACAGCTAAGGCGATGAAGGTCAACAGTGTAAAAGACACGAGCATTCGTACGCTCGCGAACGATACACGTCAGACCTTGGAAATGATGCTTAAGGCTGGGATCAAGACTGAGGCTCAGATTAAGCGATGCATCGCAAATCTAAGCATGCGCGCTACGTGGTAGCTGTAACGCGCTAGGAACGCGCTACAACGCGATGAACTCAGAAGCCGGGCATCTCTGCCCGGTTTTCTTTTCAGCTACTCACAGACGCTAGGAACGCGCTACGTGAGCCCTTGGTATTGTACCACACTGTCACTGCCATTATACCCATGCATCACCTAAGTGGTAGTGACACACTGAGCGGTAGTGACAGTGTTGCTAGTGGTTAGTGACTGAGGTTAAGTCACTACCGTAAACGGTATCGCCTACCCGGCTACCCCAAAGAGTGGGTACGGTTGACTGTGCCTACCACGGGGGGCTTAATCCGCCTGAAGGACACCAACAATTTCTGTTAAATTTACCTATCCACCGTCTCTTAATCCCTACCTCCAGAACCAGTAAAATTCGGTAACTTATCCTATACAAGATTACCCACCCGTACTAATCTCCAACACCAACACCAGATAAATTTCCTTGATTTACCTATCACAGTTTACCTACTATGGTAGGTTTACCTACTTTAGGATATACATAGCCCCCGGTCTCAATACACAGATCACATGGTCGGAAAATTCTGTAGTCTGATTTCCTTAAAATTAACCTGAAGACGGCTCCGAGCACGTTAGTGATCGGAACGTCTAGGTCTCGTCGGAGACGAACCTGGAGTGTGTTCTATCAATAACCAAAAGAACAGACCGGGGAGTTTGTTCTTGATCCCCGGTCCTAGTCACTTTTGTCTAACTGACATGTGAATAGCGCATGGCGATCGCGTATGCGATCGTCGTAGCAATCACTCCCTCGTTCTGGTGCTCAAATTGGTTACTGGTTCACACACTACTCTGGTTACTCTTGCCTAATTCCCCGGACTGGTACTCATAACAACCCTGGTTCACCCTTAGTTTCTGGTACTCACTACAATCACTGGTTTTACTCATTCGACATTCTGGTTTACACCATTACGATCATGGTATAACCATTATTCGTCTTGTGGTATATCAGCAGTCGATCAGTATAGCCCTAGTGCTGAGTCTGATTAGCCTGAACTTACTGTTGTCCTTGGGTAATGTGTACTGATAGGCTAAGGCAACATGCTCATTGGATGAGATCAGATAGTTGCCGTCTACGGCAACGATCGTTTCATGTCCATCCGGCTTTATGCTTACCCAGATGTAGACTTCCTCTACAATTGGTCTGGTTAATGAACGTGCAGATGTGCTTACAGGTTCTGCTGCCAACCTTGTGCTCCTTTTGGTTGTGTTGTTGTTTTATGCTTTTGCCATTTCATTCTTGATGGTTAAATCAAGGATGTCATGGATTTGCCTATACGTACGGTGTGGTTGGTCATTAAAGGTGTAGACATTAGGGTGTCTGGTTGTTTCCCTGATCTGTGCTTCTAACACCTTTATAGCTACTACTGCGCGTTGCGCGTTTGGGTGGTTAAGAGGGCGCTTATTGAATGAGTCGGTAACCTGATAGATAGCTCCGATCAGACACCGCCGTTCACCTTGTATTAAGTTACCACTACACCAGCCGTGTTCATCGAGATAATCGCGTGCAGCGATTAGGTCTAACACAACCTGAGATAGCGCTGTGTTCTTGCCCGGATTTCCGTCAAACGGCATTCTCATTCTCCTTTGTAGATACTTATTGGTTGTTGAGCGTTTACACCTTATGGTACTCACTCATCAATTTGACTCACCTATTGGTTTTGGTACTCACCGTACAATTGGTTCACACAAAACCAATGGTACTCCCCCAGGTTAGGGTTCACTCTACTCTTTTGGTGCTCTCGCGTCAGAATGGTTACTTCAAATAGGTTGGTGCTCATCGTTCGCTTGAGTCACGTATCAAGGGTTGGTACTCATCCGCCTTCTGGTTAACTTCCTCGCCACGGTACTCATTCCTCTTTTGGCTCACCCTAAATATTGGGTACTCTCACATCCTATGGTTAACACGGAGATTTTGGTCCTCGCTAGATCAACCTAGTTCACCCTTCAATTTTGGTACTCACAAGCTTTTTGGTTCACGGCAAGACCACGTACTCACCATCTACGTGTCTCACCCTCTAATCATGGTACTCACTTATCTTATGGTTTACTTACTTTCGTTGGTGCTCACCATATTCTTGGCTAATTCGTCCTCGATCATCCGATCGAGAAAGGTACGTATTGGAGCGTAGTCTTCCTGACGGTCATTCCACCGGGCTATTTCCATCGGGTAACCGATCCAGTGAGGGAACATATGTTCATTAAGGTAGTTATGCATTGTCTGCTCAGCAACAACACAACGCTTACTATCCCTCACATAGGTTCCATTCTTCGTGACGAGTTTCTTGTGAGCATCACCAAGCACAACCTGACGTACTGCTCCAACAAGGCAACGCCGAGGGCCATCCGTAAGCTGTCCCTTACACCACCCGTTCTCATCCAGGTAATCCCTGGCCGCCATCAAATCCAACACTAACTGGCTGGGCTTGTAGTCGGTTCCGTCAAACGGCATCTGTAGCTCCCTTTTCAGTTTGGCGATGATGATACAGGTAATCATAAAGATTACCCGGACTAGACAAGTCTAGAAATCTCATCATATTTGGTACTCTAAGATTGCGTGGATCACCCGTGGTTGTTTGGTACTCATTCCCCTTCTGGCTCACGTGGCTACCCTGGTACCCCCCGATTCTTTGGTTAACTCTCGTCTTATGGTACACTTTCACTGATTGGTTCACATGTCAGTCCTGGTGCTCTCTTCGCGAATGGTTAACTCATGCGTAATGGTACTCGACCTCTTCATGGTTCACCCATGGTCACTGGTACTCTACAGTATCATGGATCACCTATAGCTGTAACGTGAGTGGTTCAAAACGCATGGAGTTTCTGGTACCCCCCCCCGTTTCAGTGGTTCACATACCTATTATGGTACTCACCCTATTTTTGGTTCACGTCAGCTTTTTGGTCCTCATTTCTCTGCTGGTTAACTCGTCTCCGATAGTCCGCTACTCCATCAGTGGTTTACTCTGTACATACTGGTACCCACCCAGCCATCGGCTCACACCCACATATAATGGTACTCACAAACCAGATGGTTCACACACATTGTGTGGTTCTCATGCCACCCATGGCTCACAATTCGTGTGATGGTACTCCCGTGATCAATGGCGCACATGTCTGGATTGGTGCTCACAGCGATTTTGGTTCACATACCTTGTTTGGTTCTCACCGGCAAGATGGCTCACGCAGATGCGCTGGTACTCCCTATGTCTACGGTTCACGCCGGACTAATTGGTACTCACACATTCAATGGATCACGTTCGCTTAATGGTTTCTCTTGTCGAGATTGGATCGTACTTCATTCGGTGGAACTCCCGATCTTTATGACTCACTTTAGGTTTCTGGTCCTCGTTCCGTTCAAGGTTCATTCTCTACCCCCTGGTACACACTGATTTTTTGACTCACCCAAAAGCGATGGTTCTCACCCGAATATTGGCTCACACTACTGGTATTGGTCCTCTCGCTCATCTTGGTTCGCATCTATTCAATGGTACTCAGAAACCAGATGGCTCACGTCTTCATCCGTGGTTCTCATCTCACTCCATGGCTCACGTATGGCGATTTGGTTCTCAACCTCATCTTGGCTCACGCAAATTATCTGGTCCCCACGGGAGACATGGATTGTTCATGATCAATGGTCCCCTCGTAGTCAGTGACTCATTCACATCCAATGGAACTCGCCAGGAGAACGACTCACACCCTTACCCTGTGGTTCTTACATCTAATGTAGTTCACGTCTGTTTATCTGGTCCTCATCCGTTCGATGGTTCCATCTATTGGATTTGGCGCCCACCCTCATTATGATTCACCTCTGCGTGTTATGGTACTCTTTTCGGTCGTGGCTTCTCACACTGTTGTCCGGTCCTCATCTACCACCTGGATCACACAACGCCATGGTTCCCTAATTCCATTTGGTTCCGTACCATTCAATTGGTACTCAATCATTTCAAGACTCACCCATGCGGTTTGGTACTCACACCGCTAAATGGTTCGCCTAAAGCCATGCGAAGTCATTGGTACTCGTCAACTAGGTGACTCGCTCTCGCGAATTGGTTCTCTCGTACCTAATGGTTCGTACAGAGGTGTTGGTCCTCGTACCAGTGGTACTCGTCTCGTCTTTGGATTACCTAGCCTGCAGTGGTACTCGTCTCGTCTTTGGTTAACATGAGCCCTAGTGGTTCTCGTCCTCGTCTTGGTTTACTCTATCGTCTTTGGTTCTCTCCCACCCAACGGCTCGTTTTTCGATCATGGTTCTCACTCTGGAAATGACCCACGCATATTTAATGGTACTCGTGCCTACTTATGGCTAACTCGTTTCCATAGGTACTCACTTCATATGTAGTTCGTGCAACATATTTGGTACTCACGCTTATTGTGACTCGTCCATGACTTCCTGGTTCTCAGAAAGGTTGTGACTTGTATGAGACATTTGGTTCTCTTTCCGCTTTTGACTCGTTTGTCCAGTTAGGGTCCTCACCCGATTTATGTACTCACCCAAGGAACTTTTGGTACTCGCCATTTTTATGGTTAACTCTTCTTCAATGGTTCTCACCTAAGTGACGGTTCCGTGTTGTATCTTCTGGTGCTCCCATTACCTTTGACTCACCCAAGAACTTTGGTATTCGTTAGGCCCCTAGTTCGTTCTCAAGGAATGGTACTCGTACGGTTATTGACTCGTGCAACATATTTGGTACTCACCTTGCCATCTGACTCATTCCAAACCTTTGGTTCACCCTAATCATTTGACTCATTCCGCTTGATTGGTTCTCACATATGATGTGACTCTCACGAGAAACTTGGTACTCCCGTCTCCTAGGGATCGAACGTGACCGGCTGCAATTCCGTATCGCCGGTTTTTAGGTCAACTTGCATGACAAACAACCGAGGCTTTCCGTTGTCAACCGCTCGTCACTGCCCTGAAACGCCTGACCGGTATTCACTAAGGGTGAAGCGCACTTCGCCAGTTTCAGGGTTTGTTTGTTTCCCACGAACGCGGCCGTCAGTTGCAACAATCATATCAATTCTTAATTCACCCTTCACCGTCCCGTTTCCGCGCTGAACCGCATCTTGCACTCGCGACACTTCCAATCAGCGGGAGCGATGGACCAATCGACCAGCTGAACCTGCGCGCCACCGCAACACGGGCATTCGATCTGCCGCCGGCAGAGTGCCTCGCGACGTTCGACCAGTTTTATTGTTTCTCTGAGATCGAGCATCCCGCCTCCGTGCTGGGCTGAGGTTGTGACTCCGGTGCCGGGCGCACAAGCGACGGCGCGCCTTATAACATCGTGCAAGAACCGCATTTCATCGTCTGTTACACGACGATTAAAGTAAAACTGCAACGCAGATACGTTGCCTGCATCACGACCAACCCCAGGACACTTTAACGGTATAGGCATCTACTTCCCCTCCGTGTCGGGCGCGAGGCGGCGCAAACGCTTTGCCTCGTCGAGCAGTATATAACGTGTTTCGCGTTGACCGCTGCTGTCGTATTCTTCGACAAGTGTTTCAAGATCACGCGCGGCTCTCTAGCCCCTCTCGCACTCCGGCTTGGCGGGCGTCGCGGGCGTGGCATAGCCCTTTTCCATCAGCCGTTTCCACGCCTGACGCGTAATTGGCTTTACCTCTTTGTCCATGGTTGCTCCTATATCATCCACCCCATGTCAAGCATGGCTTTGCATTCGGTACATAGAGTCGGTGGTACATGAAGGTGAGCTTCCGGCAACACGATGTTCTGCAAGCCGCACCCATTGCAAAAATAGAACATAGGTGATCCGGCCGGCAGACTAGAGTTATTGATTTCCTTCTGTACCTTTGCTGCTTCACGCCGTATACGCAGTCCCTCTAGGGCTGCTTCTTTTCCCTGTGCTGTAAGCGGTGGCATGTGCTTCTATCCTAGTCCAGTTGCTCTCGACTGAAAGAACTCGTTGACGTTAAGGATTGGGAATACCCAATCCGGACATTGACCACGAGCGACGACGACAATGCCAATGCATGGCGTTGGATTGCCAATATCGGCTCTCGCTTTGATGAATGACTTACCTGTAGTCAGTACGTCATCGACAATTAGAACTGGATACCCGGACTCTGGCTCTGCGTGTTTCTGCAAAGCCTCGGCGAATTTGCTCCCTCCTTTTGGTATGCCATACACCGAACTAAAGGCAAACTTCCACGCCACAAGTTCGGCGAGGTCTTCCCATCCCGAATTTTCGCCGTAACCCAAACTATCGAGACATAGCTTCCACGGAAGCTGAAACCCACTATGTGATGCAAACCATCCGAACTGGAATAGGCGGTATGGATTGCGTCCATTGAACCTTTGTGGAGGCTTCCAATACACACGATCCGGCCATTTAGCTGGTTCTACTAAATCATCGACGGTTGGTCCGGCATGAGAATGAGGGTATTCGATTTTGCAGAATACACCTCCGTCTTTGCAAATGTTCGCGTTCTTCCGGTTCATTCAATCTTCTCCGGTATCCGTTCTGGTTTCTTTACCGGAGCTATGCTCGGCTTTGGTTTTGGCGTGACAGGCTCCGGAGCCGTGATTGGCTCTGTGATCGGAATAACTGTGTGTTTGCGGATTGGTCTACCTATCTCCATTCTTAACTCCCCCATTTTGCTACAAGTAAAGCAACCTGACCTGCCATGAGCATTGCCCATATAGTTAGTCCTATAATACTTAGTATTCCCCAGAAGCGTGCTCTAGCGAGGTAGTCTATGTCCTTTTCTGGTTTAGGCAAATCTGGGTCTAACTTAATCACATTCTTATAAAACTTCTTCGGATAGAAACGACCTTTGATCCCAAATATCTCCGTGACCTTAGCGTGCTCAGCCCGGTATCCGTGGGCATGCTCCATAACAGTGCCATGCAAGGAAACTCGGCCAACGGCTACATTGCCAAAAGCCCTCTTAAACTCATGGAGAGCTTCTTCACGGGTATTGAAGCAATATACTCCTTCATGCCCGTACTCGGTTACTGAACCGTGAGCTTCACCATCTTCCCAGATATAACCTCTGGACATGGAATTAAGCTCACCGTCAGCCAATACGGCCCATAGCCTCCAGCCTTCTAGCTCTCCGACTGTGATTACAGTTTCCATTTCTGGTGCAGGTCCCTGATAGGCGATTCCGAACATTTGGTTTTGCAACTGAGCGTTTGAAGCGTTTAGCGTCTGTAAATGCTGATAGTATTCGTTAGCCTTATCTATGCTCAGGTCACGCGCTAAAACGACAATGATGTTCCCGCGTTCGTCTAACTTGATCGCTTGGTACAAAGGGAAGTAGGTCATATCGCAGTCCTATAGGTGGCTAGGCTGTATTAGCTTGAGCCGTTTCATCAGATGGCAATTAGCCTCACGCCAAAGGTTACTAGTAAGACGATAATGATGATCACGGCTGACGCGATCATCGTTGACCGTCCGAATTTAGGTGGCCTTCCCTCGATCCGCCCAAGATCACGTACGATGAAAAGTGCTGCTGCTGCAAAGATGAATACGATGAAATTAAGCAACTGGGGCCGGATTACGAGAGCCAGCATAATCAGCACTATAATCAACAGCCACGTCGAGAGGTGATGCCGTAGTAGCCAATCACTCATTGAGGTTGATTAACCAGAAGGGTAAGCTAAGCCAAAGTAGGCTTAGAACTATCCCTATGGTGATCATCATGTGTATCCCTAGGTGAATATAGATTGGCCTCCATAACCTCCAGGCTGAACGCAGCCCCTCGATGCAAGCTTCTTTGTGTGTCATTGCCCCACCATCTTTTTGATTTCTGGGCTGGCCTTGTTTTTTGCTTCCAGGAAGTAGTTGTAGAGCTTCTCCTTCTCGTCGATGAACGCCCCACGTGCTACCCACAAAGCATCGACAACCACGGTACGGACAGACCCATCCTGCAGCTTTGGATAAGTCTTACTCGGTATGGTGTCGTAGGTATAAATCGACACACCACGCTCATCTTTAGCTGTGTCAAAATCCCCGTCATTCGCTTTAATTAGCTGCACATAACTACCGGCCTCACTCATGTTAGTGGTTACGAAGGACGAGTTGAGTGCTGCCGTAAAGATCATACAAGCGACTTCATCACCCATCTTAACCTTCTCTAGCGCACGCAGACCGGCGAGCGGCACGGTTGGAGCCTCGCCGTAGCGTTTGTCAGCTAAGATAAAAGAGTCCCACGTGACGCTGCTTCCAGAGCCGCCAGGACCAACGGCTACACGGTGTTTGTTACCCATTAAGTCTGTCACCCGTCCGATCCCGGACTTACGATTGCAGACTAGATGGACATACTCCTTATAGAGCGTCCCGGCCTTCTCCAGATTGCCGGCATCCTTAGCGTACTTCTTTTTGTAGACAAGCATCGCATCGTTCTGGATTGGTGCGATGTCACAGGCTCCGGATGCTAGTTTGTCTAAGCTGTCGATCGATCCTTTGCTGTCGATTGGCTTAACGTCCATCCGTTCTTTAGCCTGCTTCATGACTTCAAAGACGGCTTTCTGGTAGTTACCGCCCTCCGGTCCGGTGCAGACATTGATTGAGGGTTTCTGCGCATAGGCTGCTGACGAAAACACCATGGCGATAGCCGTGGCAGTGGTGAACACGTTCATTTCTTTTGCTCCTTTGGTGTTATTTCGTCTTCAAATTCCCACTCGTGAGCATCGTCTCGATAACTATGCCCAATGGGAAAAATGACTTCGTATCCTCTAACTCCGTGGTCTATCCAGACGGCGCTCTGGAACTCCCCGGTAACTGGATTTTTAGTACGGCGAGCAAAGTTACTCATTTGGTATCCTGTATTCATGGATGCGATCATTGCGGTTGAGTGTTTTTAACCCCTGTTCGCGATCTTTCTCCGTCGCGTACTTAAAGTAGTAAGGTTGCCACTCGATCCATTTACCAAAGAAGAGTCCACGATACTGCTCGTGTAACTCCTCACGAATGCGGAACTCTAACCCAAACTTCTTCACCTTAGATTTCGGCCGATACCGAGTGTCGGCTTCTGGCTTTACCGCATCCTTATCCTCAATACGGCGTGCGACATCGCTCATAGTTTTGCGCTCATGGCGATAGCCGTAGTACTTTGGTTTAGGCAACGGCTTCTCCTGGTGGTCGAGGAATTTCCTCTAATAAAGGCTTCCATAAATGCAAGCAAAATGGATGGACGTTGATATGCTCAGCTTTAGGTGGATGTAGTTGCATTACACATTCGTCGTCTCGCCAGAACATTTCCTTAATGTAAGACATCTCATCCCAAGTTGGACATCTGTGCAGCAATGAGACGGACACGTGCTCCCATGCGAACTTCTTATCTAACTTCGCATCCTCATAGTCTCCGTTCGTCGCGAGACAGCGTAGAATATCCCGTCCGTTAGGGCTGAGCACCTCAAAGCATCCGTAGGGGTCGCCGTGATGGGATTCGTAATACGTCCCCTCCAACCTTACTCTGTAGCGCTCAGCTTTCAGCCACGGAGTTTTACGCATATTCACCTCAATGCTTTGTTGGAAAGTTACTATGCCGCCGTTCAATTTCCTCAACGATCCGTAAGTCTTCGTCAGTTAACCATTCTGGTTCTTGTCCGGTCAGTTTGATTAACTCTGCTGTGAATTGAGCCTCAGTCGCGTTTGGCCCATATTTTGCTAGGGTGTTGCGGGATGCTTCGCGCATCTTCTCGATCAGTTCTTTTGCTGCCTCCTGTACCTCTAGTGGAGCTTTAGCCAAGTCAGTCCAAAAGTCCGGATGTACCTCAACACCGTACGGACCGACGACGACGCCAGCCAACGTAAACTTCATGCCTTCATCATCGTCGGTCACTGCACGTTCTCCTATGTTAATGCCCCGAGTAGCATGCCTACGAAGTAGGCTAATAGTCTTGTAATGTTCAGCCCTCCAAGTTTCGTAGTTCGTAGCTTATTAGGTTTTTTAGCTGAATGAACGCTCCTTTCCTTCTATTAGCCATAACTTCTATGGCCCAACATGCTAGCGCTATCGGTTGACTGATTGGTGTTATTCCGGTTTCAAAGTTCGACAATGATCGCACGCTAACACCTAGCAGTTGCGCCGCCTCAGGTTGCGATAGCTCTAGCCTAGCGCGCCATGCTTTGACTTGTGAGGGAGAGAGGCTTGTCTCCCTCCGCGACATCGCCATGGCGCATGGCACTACAGGTTAGCGCGGAGGGGTGCTTTATTACCTCGGTTTATCGCTCGCAAGACACCCTGTCCGCAAACTTTTTCGCTCATGTTGCTCTCAAAGTGAGCTTGCAATTTGATCGAGTCCAGGAACCCTTTTAGCCCAATGTCCTCGATACGGTTACGCAACCGTGGATCACTCAGGCTAACGTCATTCATCATTTTCCGCTCTAAGTAGAACAGACCTTTGATGAGATGACCGGGCAACGGTTCGTCTTTCGCCATTTTGATAATCATAGGCCATAGACGTTCGATGGCCGCGCGATCTGTCTTCACGCACCGCATCAAATCGCCTATGCACGAGATGAACTGTTTCCCGGTCTGTGCCCGGATCAGTCGTCCTGACTGCTTTACAAGATCAGCGACGATCAATGCGTGGGGATCTTCGATCGCACACAGCGCATTGAATTTATGTATCATTAAGGGCAACCGTCGCTCTGTATTCGCAGCTAGGAACCCGATTGCCTCTTGCTTCACGTCGTTAATCTCAAACGCGAGGCAGGGTAGCTCCACGATCTCCTCTCGTAGCTTGGCACCCTCCCATCGATGTTGACCATCGACTAGAAAGTAGGAGTGTGTGCGTACCGAGACGAGCAGCGTACCGCATGCAACCCAATTCCAATTAGCTGCGATGCGGCGAACGGCGTTGAGATTGACTGGACGTTGGTACGTTGTGTCGATTTGTAGATCAGCTTTTGGCAGCATTACCAACTCACCCGGTTTATTGATCAGTGTCGGGTAGTGCTGCGGCTCACGCTGACTGCGCCGTTTGTAGATGGGTTCTAGGGTAGAATTATTCAACGCGCCGATCATCAGGATAGCTCCTTGTTAAGGTCACACGTCGTGTGTGCGAGAGCATGATAACGCAAAATGCTTCTCCTGTCAAGCACTGATTTCGAGTGCTACAGGCATTGACGCTAGTGATCCCATTATAATATATAAATCCGTCTCTCCTAATTTATGGCCCTTACGCCCATGACCGATATAATCAAGTTTCCGCCGAAGAAAAAGCGTGAACGCGTCAAAATCGATCCTATTGCCAAGTTTAATTTAGATAAGGTTGTGCGACCTACCAAGATTAAGGATGAGGACAAAAGCCGTACTCGGAAGCTGTTAGAGAAGCGGATAGCTGCCGAAATTCCGAACGAACTCCTCTACAAGAATAACCACCCAACGGCTCGCTTTACCCCAACTGAGCAGCAGAAGCGCATGGTCTGGCAAATGGCAGCGATGGGCGCTAGTGAGTCAATCATTCGGCTTGCTGTAACCAATCCAACTACCGGAGAGCCACTGCCCGAGAACACGATGACGTTCCACTTTAGGGAGATACTCCAACACGCCAGGGAACAGGCTAACTTCACCGTTGCCCTAAAAATCTACGAACTCGCAGTAGGTGCCGACGCGATCTATGATCAGGATGGGAACCTTGTTCGTCCCTCGATGAAGCCGGACTTTGAGGCTCTCAAATATTGGGATCGTACGAGAGGTGAAGGCAAACGAGCCCTAGAGAACCGTCGTGTCTCACTTGAGGAAAACGACCGTGGTTCTGTCACCCTGATCATCGAGAACAGTTAGGGTGCCATAAAGTCAATGTACTTGTCTCCGTCATGATACCCGGCGAGTAGGTACAGAGTAGTTTGATACCTACTCCCCCTTCGCAACGTCCGAATGTCTAGAGCATAGTACAGCATAAGGCTGTTGAGGATGCCGCCGATATATTTGACTTTTGGCAACTCAACCGGCTTCCCGGCATTGTTAACCAGAGCGTCGTAGATTAGCCGGGTTTTAGTCCCGGCTTTTGGGGCGTTGTCTAGTACCTTCTTAGCGTGTTTGCCGCCCTTCAACATAGTTGCCGATAACGGCCGCTGATAGGCAAGCATAGCTTTGCTCCTTTTAGTCCTGGTATTTGAACTGGTAACTCCTAATGTGGTTAAAGAAGTTGTGTGCTGTCAGGCTATCTATGTTGCCGTCTGGTAGATAGTTTATCCTACCCTTAAAAGCAGCCACGAACTGCGGCATACTCTTATAGCCAAACTGCTTAGCCTTTTTCACTAAGGCTGCGTGCTGCTTATCCGTGCCGAGCTTCGGAAAATCCCAAGCTCCATCGATAACGTAATTAGCCTTTTTCTCGGTCATTTCACTGCATCTGCTGTTACTTGTTGCTTCGAGCCATGATAGCGCATTTCGCTTTACCTGTCAAGATCAATTCGCACTAATTTCAGGGTACTACTCTAGTTACCAGTCATAAAGTTTTCTCTTGCAAAACCTCAAGTTTGGTCCTATGTAGCATTGACCCCGAATCTTTGGCTTTATGAACCTTAGGTAAAGGGAATAGGATGACAGAAGAACAAGCCGGTCGTCACTTAGACGAGATGATTGGGCTAACTCCATTTAAGCCTAAACCGGCCCCGGCTCTGGAACCACGAAAAGAGTTCCCGTCCAGAGCCCTACGTTCGGGTCCTGGCACGGCCCCGCAGATTCCAGCCGGTCCTGTTGACTGATGCCCTGGACTGGTTCCAGCTTTAAGAAACATAACAAGAAGCTGTCATCGGCCCAATCTGCTAAGGCTGCCAGGATGGCGAATGCTATCCTAAAGTCTGGCGGCAAGGAAGGCGTAGCTATCGCTACTGCCAACAAGTACGCCAGGAAACGGAAGACCTCAAACGCAAGGACCAAACGATGAATACAGGTATGTCTCCGCGTAAGTTGATGGGCACGGGTCGTAACGTTCCCTGGAGCCAACTCGACAGCACCAGCAACCGGGTTGGCGTCGGCGACTTCGGCATCTCCTCTCATCTCGGCGGTAAAGCCTTTATTCCGAACCGCGATGGCAATCGCAAGTTTGGCGTCATGGCAGATAGTGAACGCGCTATTCCTCATCCGTCCGGTGGCTATCAGCCCCATCCCAGGCACTAAAGCCATGTTGTGGATGAAGCCGTTTGCCAATGATCCGAAGAAACTCCATCGTGACCTCAACGTCCCGATAGACAAACGGATTCCGCCGCACAAGCTGAAAAAGGCTAAAGCTTCCCCTTACCCTCACACGCACATGCGTGCAAACCTAAACGAGAACAAGAACATTCGTGAGGCTACCGAGGCAGCGAGACGGAGGACTTCACTTGGCAAGACGGAACGGCACCTCACTCTCCGTACTTCCAGTTAAAGGTACAATGGCTACCGGACTGGAGGGTTCTGGCGCTAGTGCTCCGCGTGGAGCCGGCCTATCAATTCCAACCTTTGCTAAACGTCCGCAACGTGACTACCAGGGTAGTTCCTATCCGTCCGGTGGCAAAGCGTTTCCTTGCAATGCTAAGGCGTTCAGTAAGTGTGTGAATTGCTGAGGGGCATCTGATGACTATCACTACAGGCTCAACGCCGAAGGCGCTGTTTGGCGGTACGACAAAGCAGAGCACAACTGGCGGCAAAAAGGTACGTTACCCGAAGCGCACCAACATGTTGAACATTCCGCCGCTCAGCAAAATCCCATCACCGCCTGTACGTAAAGGTGGGACGGCAAGGAAGAAGTAAGTGCCGTCTCCCCAAATCCGCTACTCCTATTCTGATGTACCAACAATCCGCGAGTTCGCACGTTCTGACGCTTTCATCCGTGGTCTAATCGGTCCCTTCCGAAGTGGTAAATCTAGTGGGTGTGTGATCGAGCTAATCCGTCGTGGTATGGCTCAGCAGCCCAGCACGATGGACGGTGTACGTCGTACGCGATGGATGGTCGTCCGAAACTGCTATGACGATCAGACTGAGATTCTGACGGAGGAACGTGGCTGGGTTTTATTTCGTGATTTAGATAAGGATGACAGAGTAGCTACGCTACAAAATGGTACGGACCTCGTATTTGAGAAACCGAGTTACCATTATGCTGCTCCGTATAAAGGTGAGATGTTAGGTATACAGCATCAGGGAATTGATCTTCTAGTTACTCCAGATCACAAACTGTGGACAAGTCGGCAGAGTACAGACACGAAAATCTGGCATCCCTATAGGCATGAGACGATTTCTGAAATCTATGGTAAACAGACTAGACGATTTAAACGGGATGCCTTGTGGCGTGGTAAAAGACCTGAATTCTCGTTAGACTTCTACGAGTTTCTCGGTTTCTGGTTTGCTGAGGGTTATGCTGGTGTTCAATCGACCAGATTAGACTATACTCGTGACCTTTTGAACAGGGCTGGACTACAATTCAGTGAAATAGAGTCAAAATCTGGACATATAGCCTCATCGTCTGTGAATTTTGTTATCAGGATAACCCCTGATATTAAGCCTTTAGTCGAGGAACTTACTGAACTTGGTAAATCACACGAGAAGCATATACCTCAATGGATTAAGGATTCTTCATGGGAGGCTATACGAGAATTCTTAATTGGTTATGTAGAGGGGGATGGTCAGGTCTATAAGGATATTAATACAGTAATCGCTACGACTGTCTCAAAACGTTTAGCCGACGATATTCAAGAACTTGCTCTACGTGCTGGTATGGTTGTTACTGTCGGAAGACAGAAGATGTCCAGCCATTGGAGCAATCGAGAATTTATCTATACCATGACCTTTGTAACGAGTCGGCGTCGGGAACCGAGCACGAAGCAAGGTTGGTATAGGCATGATTACGACGGTATGGTTTACTGTGTGACTGTATCGTCGCATGTAGTTTATGTTCGCCGTAATGGTAAAGCAGTTTGGTGCGGCCAAACATATGGTGAACTCAGAGACACGACGATCAAGACATTCCACCAATGGTTTCCGCCGAGACTGTTTGGTGAATGGATCGACTACAAACACGAATACAACATCAACGCCTTTGAAAATACTGAAATAGAAATCCTATTCCGTGCTCTCGATCGTCCGGACCACATGTCGAAACTCTTATCGTTGGAGTTGACAGGTGCATGGGTTAACGAAGCACGAGAAGTCCCCTGGCCTGTTATTGAGGCTATTCAGGGCCGTGTTGGCCAGTTTCCGCCGAAACGCGAAGGCGGCCCAACATGGTCCGGTCTTATCCTCGACACTAACCCTCCGGACACCGACTCCGATTGGTACCGCTTCTTTGAAGAAGAAGATCACCCTATAGAGTTCCGCAACATTTTCCGTCAGCCGTCCGGCCTCGCTGAGAACGCTGAGAATGTAACCAATCTACCGAATGGCAGAGAGTACTACGAACGCCTCTCGATAGGCAAAAGTCAGACCTGGACCAACGTCTACATACACGGTAAATACGATTTCGTCACCGATGGCCGTCCGGTTTATGACGAGTATAACGACGATATCCACTGCAAAGAGTGTCAGTCGATTGAGGGTTATCCGATCTTTATCGGTCTCGATTTCGGACTAACTCCAGCAGCAACCTATACCCAGGTTGTCCCTGGTGGGCAATGCCTCGTTCTCGATGAACTGAGCGCTACCGGAATGGGTATCGAGCGTTTCACCGATGAGCTTATCCTTCATAACAACTTGCACTTCCGCGATAGGGAGTTCATTTACATTGGTGATCCAGCTGGTTCGCAGAGAGTGCAGACAGACGAGAAAACCTGTTATGAGATAATGGCTGCTAGGGGTATCCCGGTTGAGCCTGGAATGATTACCCTAAAGATGCGGCTAGAGTGTGTGAGAAAACCGTTGCGTACCTTAATGTCCGGTAAGCCGCAGTTCGTCCTGCATCCACGGTGTCGTATCCTCAGACGTGGGTTTATCGGCGGGTATCAGTTCCGTCGTATCAACATAGGTGGTGGTGGTAATCGGTATACTGAGATTCCCGACAAGAACCGCTACAGCCATCTCCATGATGCCCTGCAGTACAGCTTCACTCGCATCTTCGGCACAGGTCTTCTTGGCTTTGAAGACGACTATGATGATGACTTTGAGGATAATAACTATAACTACACGAGGAACAAGGTAACGGGCTATTGACCTATGAGAATAGGAGACTCTCATGTCTGACACGCCAGAAACACCGCCTGTAGAAGAACCGACAACGGAACCGGAGCCTGTAGAAGAACCGGCTAGTACACCGCCTCAACCATCTCAGCCAAGTCCGCCTCTGCCAATAGGTCAAGACCCTTATCGGCCTGATCCACTGCGTCCAAATGAAGTGCCAGCAGCCCAACTTCCTGGCTTCGTTCCTCCGGAACCAGAACCAGAAGAACCAGAAACTCCGCCTGAGGAACCGCCCACCGAAACCCCTGTGGATGAACAAGAGCCCTAATGTCAGATCGTCAGCGTTACAGTTCGGTTGAGGAGAGACTTGTTGCTATCAAGCAAGTCTGTAAAGGCCATGGTACTGTTGTGGTCGGCTTTGATCATGAACTTAGGATATGGCGAGCCACAACGCCGTTACTATTGCCAGATGGTGAACAAGCTTCGGCTTTTGGGGCTAATCCTGGTGAAGCCATCGATAGCCTTTGGGAACTTATTACGTATGATCGTGTGATGGTTCGCTACCCGGCTATGCCAGATCGTTTCTACAAATGGGACGGCACTCGTTGGATTGACCTTATTGTGGAGCCGATGTCGTAAATGGCAAGGTCATCGGGTGTACGTCGTCTAGCCTTTGCACTCGGTCAGGGTGTAGAGGAATTTTCTGACGACGTTCAACAGCCCCAACTACCGAAAGCCAGAAGCGGTGCCTTTTCACCGTATACGGCATTCCACGACAATCTAGCTATAGGCATTGACGAAGAGCTACTCGGCTATACTGGGTCAGATTCGGGACAATCCCGGTTCCCGGATGAGACAAATGTTATTGACCTACAAGCTGAACCTGCCTTTTCGACAAGCACTGACGTAGCGTTCCCACAAGGGTCCGTCTACCCCGGTTTTAGCTCAGATGCTGTCTTAGGTCAAGATCCTCATGAGCAGGCAACGTTTGCACATCAGGCTAAATTAGAGGAATGGATACGCTCGCGGAATATCGCGATCACAGAATATCTGGATGACACTATCCTTAATAAGATCGGCAATAGGGTTAAGTTAGAGTTTGATATTGACTACGAGTCCTGTTCTGAGTGGCGTACCAAGTACAACGAATACCTCGACTTTGCCCTACAAGTTGCTGACGAGAAAACCTATCCTTGGCCGCAAGCCAGCAACGTTATCTTCCCGCTGATTACAACAGCCTCAATTCAGTTCGCTGCTAGAGCCTATCCGGCGATCATCAGTGGACCAATGGTTGTTAAAGGTGTCGTTATCGGCACTGATCACGGACACCCGGTTATCGATCCGCAGACAGGTCAACAGGCTATGGGGCCACAAGGCCCCATGTGGGTACTGCCACCAGGGGCTAAGCGAGTACGAGCTAACCACATAGCCAAACATATGAGTTGGCAACTGCTCTCTGAGCAGAAGGAGTGGGAAGCTGACACAGATAGGCTACTCCACATTCTGCCTATTGTCGGCTGTGTGTTCAGAAAGACCTATTTTGATCCGACTTTAGGCCGTAATTGTAGTGATCTGATCACGGCAGATAAGCTGATCATCAACTACCACGCCAAATCATTTGAGACAGCGCCTCGTATCACTGAGGTTATGTCACTTTATCCCTTTGAAATTGAGGAACTGATCCGAACTGGCCTGTTTATTGACCAGGATTACCCATCTGATACAGGCCATAGTCAACGTGATGCTGGCGATGAAGACGCTCCGATCGAGTTTTTGGAGCAACACAGGCGTTGGGACCTTGATGAAGACGGGTACCCGGAGCCGTACATCGTCACTATCCACAAGAGTACGGCAAAAGTAGCCAGAATTGTCGCGAGATACGACCCGGATGGGGTATTGTTCTCCAACAGTGATGACCGTGTTACCAAGATTACACCTGTTCAGTATTACACCAAGTACGATTTCATCCCCTCAATTGATGGTTCGATCTACGGAACAGGCTTCGGCAAGCTGTTATCGCCTATAAACGCCGCAATCAACACCACTTTGAACCAATTACTCGATGCCGGTCACCTACAAATCCGTGGCGGCGGCTTTATTGGTAAGGGTTTGTCGATGCACACCGGCAATGTCCGGTTTGCGATGGGCGAATATAAGGCTGTTAACGTTGCCGGCGGCATTTTGAAGGATAATTTGGTCCCATTAACCTTCCCTGGACCGTCACAAGTCCTCTTTCAGCTTCTTGGACTCCTGATTGAAGCCGGAAAAGAGGTCGCATCGGTCAAGGACGTGCTTTCTGGGGATATTACCCAGGCAAATGTGCCCGCAACGACGACAATGGCCCTCATTGAGCAAGGTTTGAAGGTCTTTACGTCGATTTATAAGCGGGTTTACCGCGCTCTCGGGTCCGAATTTGACAAATTGTACCGTTTGAACAGCATCTACCTGCCGGAATTGAGCAGTTTCCGGTTTGGAGATGAGTGGAACTACATCAAACGGATCGAATACAGCAAACAGAGCGGGGTTGAGCCAGTCGGCGACCCGAGCCAAGTCGCAGATGCTCAAAGACTCGGCAAAGCCCAATTCCTCCTTCAGTTTCTCCAAAATCCGAACTGCAACCCGGTCGAAATCCTCAACCGGGTGTTCTACGACGCTCAAATCCCGAACTACGAGAACCTGATTATCACCAATCCGCCGCCTAATCCGGCGATCCTCACGAAGATCAGTGAAGTTGCATCGAGTGCCGCTCGTGACCGGGCCGCTGAAATCCGTGAGATTGCACAGGCTATCAACTATATGGCTCAAGCTCGTAAGGCGAGTGACGACGCTCACCTTGCTTGGTTTGACCAACAGTTGGAAGCCTTCCGGCTACGGATGGAGCAGTCTCAAATTCAACAGGATGCTGCTCGTAGCACGCCGCCGTCTGGTCCGAAGTCGATGAGCAACGCTGATTCTGAGCCAGCAGCCCATCCGCAAGGCGGTACGATGCCGAACGTTACGGCACCGGCTGGGGGACCAGGGCCGGTACCGCGTAACATGGGGTTGATGCAGTTTGACCCTCTTCAACATCTACCACCTATGGCTAGTGCAATTACCCCTAGCTTATGGCAATCATCATTAGCTGGTGCTGGAGCCGCAGTGCCATCAAATGCTGTGATGGGTAGAGACGGGAATTACTACATCCCGAATGTGCGTGATCCCGGTCGCTATACGATCGTTGGGCCACGGAGATGATTAGTCGGGGAATACCTAGGATCAGTCGTGAGCAATTTGCGTTGTGGCGTCACTCACCTGTAACGCTTACCGTCTTCGAGTTTCTGCGTGCCTACAAGAGACAAGTAGAGGCAGAACACGTAGAACGTTGGACAACAGGGGAAATGGACGATCAGTTAGAAGCACGTGCGCTTGGGGTGATCCTGTTCACGAACTCGTTCCTAGAGCTTACCTACGATGCTATTGAGCAAGCCTATTCTGAACAGGAACAAACGGAAGAGTCATGACATCACTAACACCAAAAATATTGCGGACGATGGACGCCGATTATATAAAGGGTGAGTTCGCGGGTAATCATTCGGGGTATACACCGATTGGTGACCGTGTGCTGATCAAGGTGGATGAGTCCGCCGAGAAGACATCGGGTGGCATCGTTTTACCTGATGAGACTGTCTACAAGATGACGATGGCATCTGAGACGGGTGTCATCGTGGACATGGGCGACGCAGCATTTAAGTGGACGTTCGATCGGACCCGAGAGTGGTACGGTTATCGCCCTAAAGTCGGAGACCGAGTGTACATAGAGCGGTACGCTGGTCGTGTGATCAAAGGTAAAGATAACACGATGTATCGGGTCCTCGATGACAAATGCTGCGCTGCCGTCGAATCCGAGAGCATAGAGGAGTAGATCGATGTCTGATGCTGCTCAGCAGCTAGACCCCGTTGAGACGGGGGCAGCCGAAACCCCAACTGAGTCGCGCTTAAACGGCGCTGTAGAGGATCCGTTTGAATCCCGTGCGAGACGCATGGGCTGGGTTGGGAAAGAAGAGTTCCGTGGTGATGGCGGAGCACAGTGGGTTGACGCCGAGACCTTTGTCCGTCGTGCCGAACAATCCGCTGACATCCTAATTGAGCGCAACAAAGCCCTCGACCGTCGTCTTGAACAGAGTGAAAAGACTTTTGGTATCTACAAGCAGAATAGTGAAAAACAGCTAAAGGAAATGTCTGATCAGCTTAAGGAACTGCAAGATACCTTAGTTGATTTCCGTGATTTTGCTACCTCAGCAAACAAGCGCGCGTACCAGAAAGCTCGTACTGACTTACAGGCTGAGATGCGCAAAGCCGTTGCTGAGGCTGACGTAGAACGGTTTGACGCGATCAAGAACCGCGTTGATGAATTGGATCAGGAAGCTGCTGAATACGTTGAGACTCGCCAGACACGGCAACGGCAACAAACAGAAGAACAGCCAAAACCGAATGGTGCAGCCCAGGCAGAGGTTACAACTCAGGAAGCTCCCCCTCCCCCACCGGAGGTGCAAGCCTGGGTATCTCGCAATCAGTGGTTTATCAATCCTGACTTTTCGTATATGAACCAGTACGCACAAAGGATGCATATGCATCTGATGCGGACTGAGCCAGCACTTACCCTACAAGCTAACCTAGAGAAAGTCACCGAGCTTACCAGAAAGAAGTTTCCGGAGGAGTTCGGTATCAACCCAAGACGCGAGGAAGCTGCCGTTACTGCTTCTGGTGTAACTACAACGACACGAGCCACGGCCAGGAAGAAGCTAGGGTATGATGATCTTCCGGCTGAGGCTAAGTTGGCCTGTGACAAGTATGTGAAGACAATCCCTAATTACACAAAAGAGGAATATGTCCGCGTTTATTTCATGGACGAGGACGAGCAATGATCCAAGAAAAGGAGATGTGGCGTACTATCGCTACCTATCCTAACTACGAAGTTAGTAGCTTCGGTAGAGTAAGGAGTAAGCAAGGTTGGATAGATAGGGCCGGAAAACGGAGGAAGCAGCGGTACTTTAGCCTGTACTCGGACAAACATAAGGATAATTACGTCGTTGTCTGTTTGAGTAATGAGAATGGTACACGTACACAGGTTGTACACAAGTTGTCGCTAGAGGCTTTCGTTGGTCCTTGTCCTATTGGGATGGAGAGATGTCACAAGGACGGTGATCCCACGAATAACCGGATAGGTAATCTCTATTACGGAACACATATCCAGAACATGGCTGATCGTGATCGGCATGGAAGGACAGTTCAGCGAGGGATTACTCACAGCAAGTGTAAGCTTGATGAAGCTAGGGTAAAAGCTATGCGAGAAGAGTATGTGCCTTATTCTCTAACTCATGGCAGTACTGCGCTTAGCAAAAAGTATGGGATTCATCCGTCCCAGGTTCGGAGGGTTCTAAATAACCTGGAGTGGAAACACGTACACTAAGGATAGCTGACATGCCGCCGAAGGAATACTCAGAAAACCTGTTAAACAAGAAAAACATGACGGAACAAGTTACGTCAGAAGACTTTAGGGCTGATGCCCCAATGCGGCGGCAAGTCACGCGTGAAAACCGCAAGCCTTTTGGCTCTACCGACCAAAAACTAGCGTGGCCGCCGCGCCGTGGATATCATCAGCATTGGTTCAATGACGATCCCGGCCGTATCTTCACCGCTAAGGAAGCCGGTTACGAGCATGTCCAAGACCATGCTGGGCGTCCTGTTAGCCGTGTTGTTGGCACTGCTGCTGGGGGTGGCCCTCTTCTCGGTTATCTGATGGAAATTCCTCTTGAGTGGTATCAGGAGGATATGGCTCGTCAGCAGAGACTTGTTGACGACAAAATGAACGCGATCAAACGCGGCTTTGTAGACCAGAAAAACCCAAAAGATACCAGTTCTTTTTATGCCGGCTCTGATAGAGGTCAGATCGACATTAGGGATGGTATTGGGCGGATGTCGAGATAAGAGAGGCTACTGAAATCCACGGAGGTCATAGTTAAATGGCGAACAACAATGTTCCACGGGGACTCATTCCCTATCGCGATGCATACGATGGGTATCGCACAGGTGGTATGGGGTTGTACTTTGTCCCAGCTACCGACATCAACAATATCTTTGTTGGTGATCCGGTGATCCCAACCGGAGCTAGTGATCGCTACGGCATCCCGGTCGTGACCCTCGCTACGGCTGGGGCCGGAAATCCGATCCTGGGGCCGATGGTTTCGATCGCTCCTGGCGGACCGAATACTCAGGTTCTGGCTGTCACTCGGGATAACCCGATCTACCGTGGTGGCGGACGTGCTCACTACATCCTGGTTGATCATGATCCGGATTCCCTGTTCGTGATCCAGGACAGCAGCGGTGGTGTTCTCGGTCCTAGCCCTATTCCGATTGCTACTGCCGGCATGAAGAATGCCAACCTGATCGCTGGTACGGGTAGCACGTTTACCGGTTACTCCGGTTGGCAACTCAATTCGGCGTCGGTTGCTGCCGCTACTCCAACCGCTCAACTTCGCATTATGCGACTTCTCATGCAGGAGGACAACGAGGGCGGTCTCGCCTTTGCCAAATGGCTCGTAAAGATCAACCTGCACTTCCTTCTTGAGCCTAATGGCATCTAATAGGTAAAGGGGAGACAGAACAATGGCAGGCCCGATTACCACTGGCGCCCATCCAAAAGCATTGTGGCCCGGTATCCATGCTTGGTTTGGTCGTCAGTACGATGAACACCAAGAAGAGTATGTTGACCTCTTTGACATCGAGACTTCGGACAAGGCATACGAAGAGGATGTCGAAATCACTGGCTTTGGACTTGCTCCGGTTAAGCCTGAAACCGGGTCAATTTCATACGATAGTGAGACACAGGGACTGGTGGCACGATATACGCACGTAGCCTACGCGCTCGGCTATATCGTATCCTACGAGGAACTGCGCGACAACCTCTATGAGATCGTCTCGAAGCGACGTGCTCAGGCTATTGCTTTCTCGATGCGCCAGACGCAAGAGAACGTTTGTGCCAACGTCTATAATCGAGGGTTTAATCCCCTCTATCCGATGCCGGACGGCACTACGTTGCTTGCGAATGATCATCCGACCTTGAGTGGTAACCAGTCTAATCTGCTTACCACGGCGGCGGACCTCAGCGAGACGGCGATCGAAGACCTCGTTATTCAGATCATGGGTACCCAGAACTCCCGTGGTCTGCAAGTCTCCAATATGCCGATGTCCCTCCACATTCCTCGGCAGTATTGGTTTGAGGCCAACCGTATCCTGTTCAGCGTCCTGCAGAACGATACGGCCAACAATGCCGTCAACGTGCTCCGCGCCAATGGCACGTTCCCTCGCGGTATCAAGATGAACCATTATTTCAGCAGCGCGTCTGCATGGTTCATTCGTACGAACATCCCGCACGGCATGACCTACTTCAATCGTGAAGCTTCGACCTTCGATACCGACAATGACTTTGACACGAAGAACGCGAGGGCTGCGGCCTATATGCGGTTTTCGTGCGGTGTCACTGACTTCCGTAGCATCTTTGGTACTCCTGGCGTCTAAGCTTGAGTTGTTGTATATTACCCCTGCGGAAGGGTCTTTTCCGTTCGGCATTAAGGGTTTTCTAGCTCCTTTGACCTTAATGCTTATTGGGGGTCTCCAGCTAAGCCTGTCGAGACCCCCCTTTTTGGTCTAAATCTCCCCTAAAAGGAAATCTCATGCCACAAGCTTCGGTTAGGCTTAATGAGCTTGGTGCAAGTCAGGTCATTCCGCTTGACTTGCGTCGTTATTCAAATGGTGTTGGCCTCATTGTCAGCATTCTCGGCGTACTGAACTGCTCTGTTCAGGTTACGGGTGATAATATCTTTGCTGAGGGTTATAGACCAATCCTCGGCAATTGGAATTTCCATGATACTCTATTCAACCTAACTGCCAGTGCCAACGGCAACCTGGAATACCCTGTTACCGGGGTCAGATTAGCCATTCTTGAGTACACGTCCGGTTTTGCCAACTTGTCGGTTGTTCAGGCTGAGGGATAATGTCTGACATCGTACCGCAGCCGGGTGTTGGCGGCCCAGGCGTCGCTAGGCAGGGCTGGGAGGGTGGAGGCACTCCTGGTCCACCGGGGCCGCCAGGGCCGCCAGGGCCACCAGGACCCCCCGGAGGCCCGTCTGGGGGCATATCTGTTTCAACGACACTCCCGGTTGGTACGGAAGGCCAGATATTCTTCTTCAACAGCACT